CGGAGTTACTGCCGTCATGTGATAGCACTGTGGCCCATGGCAAATCGCTAGTGGGTAGCAATACCTTGTCCTCTGTGTGGATACCCAATACACGGACACGAACCCTGCCTAACTGCTTGGGATCTGCTCTGCTCTCGACTACTCCGTAATAATTTTTCATGTTACTGCTTCTTTTTCAGCTCTTGGGCCGTCTGTTTTAAAGAACTACGCTTACTATTCTTTTGATCTTTTGCGTCTTTTGACATTTCCTCTATCAACTGTTCTTCTCGTCTTCTTTTCATCGCTAAAAGGTCATATAAATCAAGAGTTTTTTCTGGTCGCAACTCTGTCAATTTTAACTTATTCTCGTCCATCGTTCTGTATATTCTCCTCTATCGTAAAGGGTGATTCTTCATATCCTACACTCACACTATCTTTAATACACTCACAGATAGACACATATCCAGTAGGTGATACTTTATGATTTATCTGTGCAATTATATATCGTCCACTCATATACAAATCATGTACTCGTTCATCTGTTTGTTGTGTAAATGGTTCATAATTAGGTAGATCAACATGAATCAAAGATCCTGCAGCAAGAGATGAATTGCCATGAACTTGTATCTTAACTCGTAATGATTCAGCAGATAATGCACGAATGTTTCTTTTCGTTAGATTACTCGAATTATTGTTATAGTTTCTTTCATCTGTTGCACTCTGTATATGTAATGAAGAATCAGAAGAAGTTACACTACGACCTGCTAAAGTATAATCAAATAATGTTTTATAGGGTTGTTCTGGCGTTCTCGTATAGAGAGGATTAGAGCCATCTATATGAGGGGTTGAAAAATGTTGAGTAATATAGTTATACGCTGTGTTTGTTTGTGTTTTGTTTAATCGGTCGTATGCTGTTTGTGTTGAGGAAAGCAAACCATCGGAGTAGTCTCGAAGCGTATCTTGTGTGCGAAGAATAGCGAAGTCTCGAAGACTTCTCATCTCTGTAATTGTATCGACCTTTTCGTATGTTTGTGTATTAAAGAATGATTCAACTGGTTCTCTTTCTCGTCCTGAAAAATCAAAAGCAAATCCGTCCCATGTGTGATAATGAAACCCTTGATGATTCTCGTAAAAGACAAATCCATGCGAAGAACCTCTACTTGATCTGCGACTTAACATATCAATAAACTCAAAGGGATACATAGTATTTCCTAACACTTTCTGAAAGTTTGTACTATTCTGTATAAACAGTGGTTTCTTTGTATTCAATGTGTTTTTAAGTATGTTAACAACAATCTCGTCACTAGATCCACTGTAGGCACTTAATACTTTATTCTGTGCATTACGCATCCCCTCTTTGGAAATGAAATGTATTGTATAGATTTGTTGATTATCAGTAGTGCCAATGATCTTATCAATCTTATAAACACGACCACGAAATGTTTTAAAATCAATGATATCTGTATTCTCATTTGTTTGTAGCGTAAACTCTATTTCCTCTTGTCCAGTCAGACCCATATTCTGTCTATGATTAAATCCATCTCGTAATATCATATTACCAGACATCATGGGACTATCAATACTCTCATAGATATTCAACTCCATGACATTATTTCGTATGTTTTTGTAGGGTAAATTCTGTCCGTATAGACGAATTTCAGAAAGGGTATAGTCTCCGGCACTAAAGCCATGCATATCTACTGTACTCATAATAACCTATCTTTGTATTAGTTTTCTAAATTCTTCAACAAACTGCGTTACATAAAAACGATCTAACATTCGTATTCTTCGTTTTTTATCGTTTTCTGTTTCTTCATGTTCGTAATTAGTCACAGCTGTCGCACCACTTGTATCACTTGCGACTATTAATTTATTTGTAGTATCTCCAGAAGTCGCATTGATTTCATAATGATGAATTGCATCAGGATCATCATACTTATTGTTGACATATTCTGATAATGCGACTTGATCTAGAGGCCAATCATAACGGGAGGTTATGTTGTTGATTGTAATAATAACCCAATGTAATTCAGGATCATCATAGTATTTTGCAGCTACTGTATCTGGTTGTTCTCCATCTCGCACAACATATTGATCAAAGACTAAAGTATTCGCTTTGACATTACTTTTTAGATTGACACGGCGCAATATATCTGTTATAAGAGTATATGTATTGCTATCTGTGATGTCGTATGCGTAAAGAGGAAATTTATCAAAGTATGCCATTAGAATCCTAACTTAATCATTTCTTTTGTATTGATCTCGGTCTCTGTAAAGTTAAGTGTCATATTGATTTCTGTTGGAGCAGGACTTCCATCAACAGGTCTAAAATGTTGAGTTTCATTGTTTGGTCCATATGCCACATCAACAGAATTACAAACACAAGTATGAAGCATAGGATACCACTTACTCTCGGTGCCTTGATACATGTAAAATATATCAAACTCAGACGGAAATCTAAAGTGTCGACCAACTTTCTCTCCTGCCATACGCTCTGGTGCCGCATGAAATTTAAATAGTCGCACTATGTCATCAACAACACGCACTTCTTTCTCACTTCTTGGTGTAAATCTAAATACATATTGAAAAGTTCTAAAATCTACACTTTTGAATATTGCTTCTAACGCAGGATTTGGTGTTTCATTTAAATTTTTACGAATCTGTCCTATTGCATCACCTGTTCCTACAAAGTCTCCTAACTTCGCTACCCCTTTTAGTCCTAAAACTTCTCCAATTGTTGACGCAATTGTTCGACCTGTCTCGGCGGTTGCTAGATTATCTAAAAATTCTTTCATATTCTCATTACCACCTAGCGTATTGGCAACAATACCTGCAACACCTGTCTCACTATTTGCATAGTTAAGTTTGTAATTTTGCGATATGTTATTAGGCATGTATAGAGCGATAGTGTCTTTAGACTTCTTATAACCACCTTTTCTTGCAATTGTTGCTGAACTCGTAATACCGGGTCTGTCTCCTGGAGATAATTGAAAATCTTCTTTGATGTCTGAATCATATGCAGGTTTAGATGAATGAGATAAACCCTCTTCAGCTTTTCCTGGATTTGCTTTTGTGTATTTGAAATCTCCGTTAAATCTACCACTAATCGCATCAGCCACGTCTCCTATTGTTTGTGCTGTTCTTGTAGAACTAGAAAACTGTGGTGAAATATATTTACTATTTTGTCTTTCATATATGTGAAATAACATGTAATGACCAAAGTCGTTATTACCTAAATCTTCTGGATATTGAAACACTCCGTATTCGTATTTGTCTCTATTTGGACCAAAATGTGATGTATCAAAATTAGGTGCAGCACCTCTAGCAATATCAGGACCTGCAATCTTGGCAGCCTGATTATCAGAACCAAAGATGTTTCCTATTAATCTATTTCTTAATCGTGATAAACTACTTGACATAATACTATTTATGTCTTATAACGAAGGGATTGTTGACCAATGTTTAAGTATATCCTCTGTGATGATTTGAAAACTATAACCCTTTCTGTCGCAATACTTTCTACATGCTTTCCATTTTGCGTCATTGATTACATATTGCTCTGCGTTATACTTCCATGATTTCGTTTTTCGTTTAGGAACAGTTGGAGGAACAGTCTGTTTCTTGGGTTTGATTTCCCAAATTGTTTCAACAATCTCTCCTTTGTTGTTTTTGTAACGCAACCAACAGTCAGGAAAATATCGACTTATTCTATTTGTCAGTGGATGTCGATAGGGTATAAACACTTCTTCACTTGCCCATTTCAATATAGAAGGATTGTTATCTAGATATTTGAATACTGTTAGTTCCCAAGAACTGCGATAGATAATGTTTGTAGGGTCGCCTTTATACTTACTTGGATTCTTTGGACGATACTTTCCTTGAACCAGTATTCTACTTGATATTCGTTTTATTCTTTTTCTCATTCTTAATTATTTAGATAAATAGTTATCATGGCATCAGTATTTGATACAATTAGAAACGCAGCAGGCGATAGAGATTTATCTATCAATTGGTACAAGAAGAAAGTAGCAGACTTATCAAATAAAATATCTGCAGCTCGTCTTATGCGTGGTGGCAAATTAAAGGGCGCACCAGAGTTTAATAAATTATATTTTTTTAGATATGACCCTAAACTTAAAGCAGTATTGCCCTACTATGATACATTTCCACTTGTCATGCCTATACAGTCAGCACCCGGAGGATTTCTAGGAATTAATTTTCATTATCTTCCAATACCTTTACGAATGAGATTATTAGAGACACTTGATAAAAGAGGATTTAGAGGTGATTATCGTAAACTAAAAAATATCAGAGAAATTAAACCAACACTAAAACATTATCTACGAAGACAATTTGTTAGTGGATTTTTAGAACTGGAAGAAGATGATTATGCGCCATCTATTTTCATGCCAGTCGCACAGTTTAGAAAAGCAAGTGCAAGTCAAGTATGGCGTGATAGTAGGAGAATGATTTAATGAACAGACTAGGTGACCCAACAGATTTTAGTTATAGAGTAAGCAAAGTTACAAAAGTTGTTGATGGCGATACCATTGATGTAATACTTGACATGGGTTTTGATATAATGTATAAGCAAAGAGTAAGGTTATACGGAATTGATACTCCTGAAAGTCGTACAAGAGATTTAGAAGAAAAGAAGTATGGACTTCTATCAAAAGAGTTTTTAAAGAGGCAATTAAAAGATGCTTCTCGTATTGTAATTAAAACATACAAAGGAGATGAGACTGGAAAGTTTGGTCGTATTCTTGGAGATGTTTGGTGTGATGGTGTGAGTATTAATAAACTCATGTGTAAACAAGGACATGCTGTTGAATATTATGGTCAAAACAAAAAGTTAGTTGAAGCAGCTCATTTAAAGAACAGAAAGAAACATGGCAATATTTAGAGGCGGAAAAAGAGTAGGACCCTTTGATATCAGAATAGGGTTGCCAAGAGGTAAAGAATATGATAATATACCTGGCGATCCTAGACTAAAACAAAGAGCAAATCCAGAAACAACAATCAATCGTTTTAGATCAGCGATTGCAAGAGGAGAAGGACCTGCTCGTAATACTCGTTTTCTTGTTAACATACAATTACCTAAAGGTAAAATATTAGAAGAATTATTACAATCGACAAATAGTAAAGCAAGACAAGGTATAGTTGTAGATGATATGGCCGCAGGACCTTTTGATTATATGCAGACAGATAAAATTATGAGTTCAGACGCTTCTCTAATGTGTACTAATATCACCATGCCAAGTAGAATATTGAATACAAGTCCATATCGTATTGCTGGGGCACCATACAAATTTCCAACAAGTGTTCAGTATGGAGATATAACTGCAACATTTATTGGTGATAAGTTTTTGCGTCTTCGTAAATTTTTTGAATTGTGGCAATCATCAATCTACAATAATCAAACAGGTCTATTTAATTTCTATAAAGAGTATATTGGTGATATAGATATATTTCAATTGGGTCAATTTGAAGATGTGAACGATAGAGATGCAGCTACATATGGAGTAAGATTAAGAGAGGCATTTCCAGCAACAATACAAGAGATACAATATGATAGTGGATCAGTAAATCAATATGTGGGTGTGCAAGTTACATTTGCATATAGAGATTGGTTAAACTTTCATCTTGATGTTGATAGCACAGGAAAAGTTGGTGGATTGTCATCAGGAGAAGTAAAACCAGAAGGTGGTTTCTTATCAAGTTTGCCACCTGAGTTAAGAAGGGTAGGTCGTCAAGTTGTCGGACAATTGAAACGATCTATTCCAATTGGAAGAGTGTTTGGTGGGAAGGTGTTCCCTCCACTTACATTTTAAATTATAAGGAGATAATATTATGGCATTGCCAAAATTAAATACACAAACATTTGAGTTGAATATTCCTAGCACGGATGAAAAAATTAAGTATAGACCCTTTCTTGTAAAAGAAGAAAAGATATTACTTCAAGCACAAGAGGGCGATAATAATGAAATGTTAGATGCAGTTATTCAAATTATTGAAAATTGTACATTTAACAAAATTCAAGTTGATAAATTACCTGCCTTTGATGTAGAGTATATTTTTTTAAAAATAAGATCAAAGTCAGTAGGAGAAAAAGTAAGTCTATCTGTCTTAGCACCAGATGACAATAAAACTAAAATACCAGTAGAGATTGATTTATCTAAAATAGAAGTTGAAGTGGAAGAAGAACACACTAATTCTATTGATATTACAGATAACATAAAGGTAATCATGAGTTATCCTACAATCAAAACTTTCTCCACAATAACAGAGAATATTGCTAATCTTAAAGCAGAAGATACAATCAAGATGACTGTAAAATGTGTTCATCAAATTATTGATGGTGTTGAAACATATGAAGCAGTAGATTTATCAGAAGCAGAAATAACAGAGTTTATTGAAAACTTAACACAAGAACAATACAGAAAATTAAATAACTTCTTTGTTACAATGCCAAGACTAAAGAAGGAAATAAATGTAACTAACCCTAAAACTAAAAAGAAAGGAAAAGTAACACTACAAGGAATACAAAGTTTTTTTTAATATGCCTCTCGCATATTGATTTAGAAACTTATTATGATATAAACTTTAAAATGATACAACAGCATAATTGGTCATTAACTGAAATTGAAGATATGTTGCCATATGAGCGTGAAGTTTATATAACTTTACTGTCTGAACATGTAAAGCAAGAGAACTCAAAAATGAGAGAGGCCCAAAGTAAAAGGAGATAACATGGCTGAAGAAGAAGTAAAAGTAACAAACTATCACCCGGCAGATTCCAATGGAGATGGAAAAGTATCTGGTGAAGAAGAAAAGATGTATCTAGAGTTTAAGCGTAAAGAATTAGAAGACGCTGACGCTATGAGAGATGCACAAAGAAAAATGACATGGTTCGCATTGGCAGGACTATTGTTATATCCTATTGCAATAGTTATATCAGTTGTTGCAGGATTAGAAACTGCAAGTGGAATACTTGGCGATATGGCACCTACTTACTTTGTTGCTGTTGCAGGTATTGTTGCGGCGTTCTTTGGATCACAAGCATATTCAGGAAAAAAGAAATAACTTAAATGGCAGACGAAAATATCAATAAACTAAACGAAGGATTCTCTAAACTTCTGGATGGCCAGAGGGTCAGCAATGCAAAACAAGAGAGAATGATTGATCTCTTGTCAATCATTGCAGGTCAAACTAAAAAAACACAAAGAGACATAGAGGCGGACTCAGAACCTGAAACCTCTTTGATGGTAAAACTATTTGGTTTAGATCGTATCTTAAATAAAGCAGCTGGTTTATATGATATTGATGATCACCAAAAAGATACATTAGAACACTTTAAAAAATTAGAAAAAGAACAAAAAGAAACAACAACAGCTATTTTAGGTGATTTAACTGCAAGCATAAACTCGTTAATTGAAACTCAAAAAAGAACGACCCAAGAGTTATTTGATCTTAATGATCTCATATATGAAAATAATACTATAACTAACATGCTGGTTGGCCTGCAATCAGAACAATTAATTTTACAAGCAGGTGAAGCAGATGATCTTAGAGATAGAT